GGACTAAATCCCTACCACTCACCGCATTACAGTATCATCAGGTGGAAATACGCATTAGATGTAGGAATGGTTTAGGTTCTATTTCACCTAAGATATACGGTACGTACGTGTACCTCGATTCCGATGAGCGTGATTTCCTCGTCAATACCGACCACGAGCTTCTCATAACACAGACCCAATATCAACCAACATCCCCCACTACAACCGATCTTGATCTTACCTATTTCAACCATCCTACAAAGGCTTTACATTTAGTGAGCTCTAACGCTGATGGTACACAATGGAGTGGTATACAAAATTTCAGTTCTGCTACACTCTACATCAACGGTACACCCTTATTCGAGAACACGACCAGCACTTTCCACCACAACGTTGTGCCAGAAATGCATACTACATCTTTACCATCGGGTGTACTTGACACGGCGCCCCTGTTTACGTGGCCGTTTTGTTTAAAAATGAATGCCTCGCAGCCTAGTGGAAGCCTTAACTTTAGCCGTATAGATAACGCTAAATTAGCTCTCGAGGGACCCACGGGTACATCTGGTGGTATAAATAGGGTTTATGCAGTGAACTATAACATCCTCAGGGTAAAAGATGGTATGGCAGGTATAGCATTTGGTAATTAATTTATTTATTTTTTTAAGGAGTTAAGTATTTCATTAGTCTTGTTATACATGTTTTCGTGATAACGTTTTGTAAATCCTTTCGTAAGACGTCCATTTTCGATGGTATCGGTCTTTATGTCTTCCCACAAAGACAAACGCGTTTCCAAAAATTCGATGAAATCGTTTGAGTTTGCATTAGACTTATACCTAACACGTTCGGTATTCATAGCTTTTTCAATAGCTTTAGCCTTGTTATCAGAAAATAACTTCTCCCGCTCTTCGTACGAACGACGTGTAGTTGTTACCTCTTTAGATTTTTTGGTACTCATATATTGAGTAACTACTATATTCTTTATACACAATTATGGAAAAGATGTGGCGAATTTTCTCGCTTCTTTATCAACGTATTCGTTATTAACATCTCCGTTATGAGCTTTTACCCATATCCATTGAACTTTGTCAAATTGTCGCTCTAAATCACATAACTGTATCCACAAGTCCTTATTTTTGACAGGAGTACCCGACGCGGTTTTCCAACCGTTCGTTTTCCAATTTTTTACCCAATGTTTCATACCATTTTTAACATAATTACTATCAGTATGTACGGATACTTCTTTTATTAGATGTTTTAAAGACTCACGTAAACCTTCTATGACAGCTTTCATTTCCATTATATTATTCGTAGTGAACGGATCTCCACCACTTATATCGAATAAATGTAAACATCTCGCAGCCCATCCACCTTTACCGGGGTTTCCCAAACAACTACCATCTGTGTAGAGTAGATGCATGTTATATATAAAAATTATATTTTTATATATAATTATAGGACAGTCGCGATCATGAATACAGTCCGCCCGCAGATGTTCCAAAAGAAATGTACAAAAATACCCAGACCAATAATTCGTGATTTAAAAAAGATACATGAATTGTCGTCTAAAAAGTCTTGGGAATATGCGGGCGCTGTAAAATGTAAAATAGGACCAACATCTGTAAAATTTGAAAAACCTTCCTTTGTTACCTCCAGAGACAGGAGACGAGTAAATTTAGAAGAAATAAACACTGTATGGCCTTCACTCGTAACGTATCACACACACCCACATATACTCGCAGTGCCATTAAAAAATAGTGTTAACAAAGACATATTCGCAACACTCCCGAGTAACGCAGATTTTGAAGTTTGTATTTTAGGATTTCCACAAATACAAACTAATATAATTTGTGATAGTCATGGATATTACATAATAGATATGATAGATGCCGCGGAAAGGAATAAATCACCGTTACCAGCTGGTGCGAAAAGAACCATGATCGATTTTAGACAGAGACCCGAAATACAAAATTGTGTTTTCAGTGAAAGTGGATTAGAGTATTATAAGACAACCTTAAAAGAATGGAAACGATTTATAAATAAAGAACTTAACGCTTATTTTAGAAAGGTGATGGGAATAACAATTCGATACTACAGTTACGATGATGAACCACCTTACATATGTTTCGATATAGATCAAATTATAAATACGAAATAAAGTGTCCGACCGGATTTCAATTTTAAATGACATTTTTCATGTGATTTAAAAATGAAGAATTAATTAATTTTTAATAGCAAATACAAATTTGATTTGTATGCTTAGTTAGAGAAGGCAAGACCACCCATACCGGACTGGATGCGGAGAACGTTGTAGTTAACCGCGAACATGTTGAGGTTGGTAGCGGTATCGTTAGTGCCGGTGGTAACAATAGAAACCTGGGCGTTGTCTATACGAGAAAAATTGCACGTCCCGGTCGGTTGATGCTCCTCGGGCTTAAGGGCAAACGAGTAAGAGTAAATACCGGGCATAGGGGAGCCAGTGTGGTGCTGGTAGGGCTGGACCTGGTTGAAATACTTGCCGGACTGCTCCTTGAACCTGTCCTGACCGTTGAGAACAAGCTTCATGGTAGCGACAGTGCCGACGGTCTCCTCAGATAACTTCTCGGTGGAAAGACCGGGAGAGTAGAGAGGGGTACCGACCTGGGAAATGGGTACGTAGCAGTTAGACTCGGCAGCGGCAGCGGCAGGGTCGGACTCGAGAACGATCTCGGTGTCGGCAGCCTTATGCGTGAAGTTCCAAAGACCCTGCTGGTCGTCGTTCTCACTGAGAGCCCATACAAGCTCCTTGACGGGGTGATTGTAAGAAAGGCGGACCTGCTTGGAGCCACCAGCGGCGGTGACGGAATCAACACCGGTGTGCTGAACCTGCTCAATGAGGTACTCGTGACCCTTCTGGGCAAAACGCCTACGCTCCTCAGTGTCGAGGTAGATGTAATTGGCGTATACCTTGAAAGTAGAGTTATCAAGGTGAGTAGAGAACTGGTCAGTTAAATCGAAATCCAGCCTGACTTCATGATACTGCAGAGCAATTAGTGGGAGGGCAAGTCCAGGATTGCGGTTAAAGAAGAAAATAAGAGGAAGGAAAACCTGCTTATCGGCACCCGCGGTAGTCATCTTACCCCACGCAGCCTTCTTACCCTCATCGAGGTAAAGCTCGGAGTAAAGACGCCACCACTTCTGGTAGCATTTATCAATGCGCTGTCCACCCACGGATAATTCTACGTCCTTGATCGCGCGCTCAGCGATCCAGCAAGCATCGGCACCCGATCCACCGGTAGAGGTAGCGACGGTAGACGCGTGAGTCTTGAGTTCGACATACATGTCGCCTACAAGGTCACCGTTACGCGCGATGGTAACAGATACGCGACCGGAGTTGGCGGGCGTACCGTTAACGGTCTGCTCGATGTTCTCCATAGCGAAGTTAGTGTGACGGCGGTAAACCGCCTGGAAGAAAGTAACCTTAGGGTTACCAGTCAGATAAACGTCCTGTGCGCCGTAGGCGACTAATTGCATTAAACCGCCCGCCATTTTTGTGTGTGTTGTACTATACACCAAGAAAATAATTTCGGGTAAAGTGCGAAAAAATCGTACTGATTTTTCCTGAGCATAAATAAATGTCCGATACAGAATCCGAAACGCAATCTGAGGAGGTCCGCGAAGAAGAGCCTCTCATGTCTATTGATGATGAAAGTTCCGTCGAGGATCCCGAGGAAATTGAACTCGACGAATTCGACCAAGATGATTTTATCTCTACCGAATCACTCTTGGCATCGACCCTCATGACGGATGACGGTGATACCGTATGCACGGCCCTGGTAAGTATAGCAAAACAACTTGAGATTCAAAATAAAATTTTGGTAAAACTTTTAACAAATCTCCAAAAATAATCGGGCTTAGAAAAATGAAACCCTATAATATAAAATGTCAGAGGCCACTCATTTCTTGAGTGAGTCGGCTGACAGAGATGGGGCAAACGACGCCATGTGGACGAATCAGATACAAACATATGAACGTGAAGAAGTGACTAACTTCTTGAAGCAATTAGAAAGCATGTGGAAAATA